TTCCTTCTCCTTGCCCGTCTCCGGGACGTTGTTGCCGTTGGCCGTTATGGGGATTCCGAGCTCGCGCATCACCTTGAGCTCCTTGCCCCTCTGGCGCAGGACGGCCATCCAGTCGCGCCCGTCCGCCGCGCACTCGGCGGCGAGGGTCGTAGTGCCGCTGGCGAGCCTCTGCGCCTGCGCCGTGGCCTCCTTCACGGGGTCCACGTGGGGGAATCCGTCCCAGAACCACGTGTGCGAGTTGTCCGCCTCGGCGTCTCCGCCGCGCAGGAGCAGCCACTCCCTGAACCAGGCGTCGAACAGCCTGTCCAGCACCTCCGTCTCCCAGCAGGAGCGGTCGACGAGGACGGACTTGTGGTACACCTGGTTGTCGAGCCTGCCCGACGCGTAGTTGAAGCCGCTGAAGTCGCCCGCGACCGCCCCGTATGTGGAGCAGACGCATCTGGCTATCTCCGTGAGGTAGCACTTCACCGCCTCTGCATGGGTCGAGCTCGGCTGCTTCGGGTCGAGCTGCCCCATCTTCCATCCCGCGGGCATCGTGACCATCATGTTCCTCTCCAGCGGGATCGTGTCCAGCGACTCGATGTCCTCGGTCTCGCCGTCTGGCGGCGTGTCCGTGTAGAGCACGGCGGCGAAATCAGCCGCCGCCTCCGCCGCCGAGAGCACGGCCTTGCTGTACCGCCGCAGCTGCGCGAAGAGGTCCAGCGCGGGCGTGAGCTCGGGGATTCCCCTGTGCTGCTCCGGGCGGTCGCGCCTGAATATGTGGAGCATATTGGAATGCGGCACGGTGAAGGCCTCCTCGCCTGGCATCTGCATCGCGTCGCCCGGATGCGTCTTCAGGACGCGGTACGACACGGGGTTGCCCCACTGGTCGAAGGATATCCCGTCGACCGACCTGCCGTCGTCGAGCCATCTCGGCTCGCCGCACACGCGGTCGGCCTCCACGAGCGCGAGCCCCAGCTTCACGGGGTCCGCGAGCGCGGGGTTCGTGTGCATCACGGCGAACGCCTCGCCGTCCTGGCACCGCGCCATCCGCATCGTCCGCAGCTTCTGCGGCAGCATCACCGCCGCCGACCATTTCGCGAAGGCGGCCTCCGCCTCGTCGTTGAACTCCTCGTCGTCCGTCAGCATCTGCAGGCGCGGGCCGGTCCCGATCGTGTCGTTGGCCAGCATCTGCACCAGCCCCTTCGCGTATGAGTTGTTCGCCACCTCGTAGCGCGAGCGCATCCGCAGGGTGCGCCGCACCTCCGGGCTGGCCTCGCCGTCCGCCGAGAGGGCGTCCGCCGCCGACCAGTGGCGGGCGTTGTCCTTCGTCGTCTGGGCCGCGTCGAAGCGCGCCCTCACGCTCTTGAACACCGTCCTCTGGCGCGGGGCGAATATCGACTTGATTCTCTCGAACATCACTGCGCCCCCGAATGGCTCATCCTCGTGAAGCGCAGGCCGCCGTAGCGTCCGTGCCTCGCCTGCTTCGAGGCCAGGTAGCGGTCGGCCTGGACGAGGTCGGGGAGCGAATGCTGCTCCACGCGCTGCCCGTCCACCTGCGCGGACTTCGGCCCGTCCGCCGCCCTGCGGATGGCGTCGTCAAGGCTCTCCTTCGTGTTCTTCTCGCCCATTCGCAAGCTCCTCCTGTATCTTCATCTCCTCCGCCGCGATGCGGATGCCGATCCACCGCATCACGTTCACGCACATCGAATTGCCGCAGGCCTTGTACCTCGGCGCGTCGGGGCAGTCCGCGGCGGGCTTCCCCTTCCAGGGGATTTGCGTCCAGCCGTCGGGGAAGCCCATCAGCCGCTCCGTCTCCATGGGCAGCAGACGCCTCACGGTCGCCCTCCAGCCGACGCCGGGCGGATTCGCCGTCACCGTCGGCGCGGGCGCGCCGTCCTCCCCGATCCCCGCCCCCTGGCGGTTCACCTCGTCGTGCTTCTCGGCGTCCCTCGTGGCGTTCCTCATGTCTATGGGGACGCACTCCTCCACGACGCCAGAATGGTGTCCGGGGCATGTCCCGTTTGTCTGCGTCATCGACAGCTCCCTCTCCACGGGGCAGCCGAAGTTCACGTCGAAGGACGCGCCGTATGCGACCGCGTGGCTCTCGCCGTGGGTGGTCGCCAGCGTGGGCGAGACGTCCTCCCTCGATATGTGGCATCCCGTCTTGCCGCCCATCATGTCCACCACCGTGTCGATCTTCAGCACCGACGGACCCATCCGCCCCGGCGTGGCGCAGGAATGCGCTCCGAGCGTGGCGGCGACCTCGCCGGTCTCCTGCCCGTTGTAGAGGTCCGCGCCCGACTGGCGCTCGCCGTATGCCACGGCGTGGACGTCCTTGGCGGTCTGCGTGTACATCACGTCCTCCGTGTTCACGCCGAGGCCGCTGCCGCCTTCGCGCTCCGCCTTGCCCATCTTGTCGCCGTCGAGCGATATCACGGGCGGCTCGACGACCACGAGCTCGTTGGCCCTCGTCTCGCCCCTGTCCCAGAGGTTCAGCGTGTTCGCAACGCCCGTCTCCTCGAACTTCGGGCATCCTCCCGCCTCCGCGGGGCGGCCCGTCTTGCTGAAGGCCGTCTGCGCCCCCTCGGGCTCGACCACCACGGTCTCCGTGTTCGGGTTGCCCCTCGTGAGCGTCTTGCTGGCGTCGGTCGGCGTGACGTAGAGCCCGCCGTCGGGCCTGTCCTTCCGTGTTCCGTTGGCGTCGCAGGGCGTTATGCTGAAGCACTCCCTCTGCGCGACCGCCGGGGTTATCTCCGTGCGGATCGTGGGGAACACGTCCTCCCAGTAGCCCTGCTGGACGCCGCCCGCGTCGTTCTTGATGAACGCCAGGGGCTTGTTCCCGTCATTGCTCTCCATCCTTCCCCTCCCGGTGTTCCGCGCCGTTCCCGACGCTCTGCAGCCAGGGGACGTTGTTCCCCCCTGTGCCCATCTGTCCCGTCAGCGTGGGCGACACGTCGCCCGACTCCTTCACGCGCCCGTCCTGCGGGTGGTTCTCGTAGGCGATGAGGTTCTGCTGCTTGGTGGCCTGCATGGCGCAGACCGAGCCCGCGACCTCGCCGTCGCCGCCCATCAGCCGCACCTCGTCGCGCTGGTTCTGCGTGAAGCAGACCGCCTTGTCCTCCCCATCCCTCTTCTCGATCAGGAACTTGTCGCAGTCCTGGAACGTGTTCTTGTTGAAGAGGTTCGCCTCCAGCGTGGGGCAGACCGCCCCTTCGGCGTCCGCGCCCTCCGGCGTCTCCACGACCGCCTTGCCTCCCTTGTAGTCGGTGGAGAGGAGCGTCGGCGACACGTTTCCGTCCGTCTCCGCCCCGAGCTGCCGCATGTCCAGGACGCACTGGAGACGCCCCTTGTCGGGCATCCGCTGGGCGTCGCCCGTGCAGGTCAGCGTGTCGGCCTTGTCCGAGCCGTCCCACCAGCTCGCGCGCCTCCTTTCGAGGAGCGCCTGGTCGTTGGAGGTCGCCAGCGTCAGCGACACGTTCCTCGATATGAGCGGCCCCTTTCCGCCGCCCGCGCACCCCTCGCGCATCCGCAGGGTCTCGGGCGCGTCCTCCTCGCCGTACACCATCGTGTCGCCCGCTCGCGTCGCCCCAAGGCAGGGCGAATGCCCCTTGCACTCGCCCGTGAACAGCTCGAAGTTGAAGCCATTCGCCTCCCTCGGCTGTTCCTCCTCCTCTTTGCAGACGCACTGCGGGAACTTGGCGTCGATCCTCGCGATTGTCGAGGCGACGCCGTCCGTGTGCGCCCCAAGCCGCATCCCGTAGGGGACGAGCGTGGTCACTCCTCGTTCGCCTGGCGCTTCAGGGCCGCCAGCAGAAGCGGCGGAAGCTCCCTGTGCCGGCGCTCGGCGCGGCGGAGTATCCCCTTCGCGCACTTCTCCGTCAAGAAGTACCGACGCGGGATGGGTCCAGTCCATAGGACCTCCGAAAGCCCCGCCACGGTATCCGACCAGGAACACCCTGCGCCTCCGCTGGGGTATGGCGCGGGGGAAGCCGGGAACTCGGGTATATTGTGCGTCCAGCACTCGCCAAGCCAGCCCGAAGCATCCGGGGGCGTTGGCGACGATTCCGCACCGTCCCCATCCCCCCTTCGGCACGGGCACTTCCCATCCGCAGAGCAGCGATAGGAGGCTGGCAAAATCGCCTCCGGCCCCGCTTGACAGGACGCCCGGAACGTTCTCCCAGACAGTCCACCGGGCGCCCGTGCGGTAAGCCAGGCGCACAAACTCGAGGGCGAGGTTTCCCCTCGGGTCCGCGAGCCCCCTCCGCAGTCCCGCGATGGAGTAGCTCTGGCAGGGGGTCCCTCCGACAAGAAGGTCAATTGCTCCATCATAGTCCTCCTTCTGAATTTTCGTGAAATCTCCCAGGTTGGGCAGAATCCCGCCCATCGGCAGCCATTCCAGCTGCCGCATCCAGGCCTCGCGGTTCTTCCTGTCCTTCCCGTCCGCCGCCTCCGCGGGGTCGAGCGGGCGCAGGGGGCGCGTCGCGCCCAGCCGCTCCATCAGGACCGCCGACGGGAACGGCTCGACCTCGGCGAGGAACAAAGCCCTCCAGCCGAGCGGAGCCCACGCGGCGGTCGCGGCCTCGATGCCGCTGCAAACGCTTCCGTAGTTCATCCGTGCCTCCTGTTGTTCGCTTTCGATTCGTTCACCTATTAATTCGGTGTTTTTTCCCGGATAACAGGCGGGATCGAGGAAAAAAGTCGTTTTTTTCACGCCTTTTTTTCGCGCAGCAGGTCGGAGAGGCGGATCTTCGCCCGCCCCGGCTGCGCGGCGTGTTCGGGCGAGGCCAGTTTTTCCGATAGGCGCACGGGCTTCCCACGCCGTTTCAGCGGGGTGGCCGTGCCGAACTCGGGCATCGTCGCCCCCAGCATCGAGCCGCAGACCGCGCATCCCGCCAGGCAGTCCAGCCAGTGGTTGTCGCTCCTGTCGGGGCGCAGCTTCCACTCGTCGACCGTCCTCCCGCGCCCCTCCGTCCTCACGCGGTATTCGGCGGTCAGGTGCTCCGCCAGGAGCTGGTGGATGTCGGGACGCCGCCCCCAGAGGGAGAGGCAGCCGCGGTCGCCCAGAGGCACGGCGAGGCGGGCGTGGACGAAGGACTTCCAGAAGTTGGAGTCGAAGATGACGTGGCGTATCGCCCGCTTGCCCGCGACCGACGGCATCATCCAGTTGAAGCCCAGGCGGTCGCCCCTCTGGCGGCGGTACTCGGTCATCGGCTTCGAGGACGCGCCGACATACCGCCCGTGCGCGGGGAGGACCACGCCCGCCCAGCGGGAGCGGCGGCAGAACTCGTACACGATGTCCGTCGAAGCGCCCCAGTTGGCGTCGATCATCGCCCGCTCGATCCGCATCTCCGCGCCGTCCTCGCGCTCCCACTCCCTGCCGAGGAGGTCGTCGGTCAGTGCCTCAAGCGCGCCGTAGATGCCGCCCTCCAGCCCCGCGTCGGGGAATTTGTCCTGTATGGTCGGACCGGCAGTTGAGAGGGAGAACATCCTGCTTCTCTGCTCGGGCCACGCGCCGTACTCCAGCACCGCGCCCGTGAAGTCCTCCGACCACGCCGCGACGGCGTAGAAGAGGAGCACCTTCTGGATGTCGATGAACAGCGTCAGGCGGTCGCAGGCCAGCGGGGCCTTGCCCTCGGCGAGGCCGTTCACCTTGGAGGCTATCTCGTCCTGCGAGAGCATGGCGTCGCCGCCGTAGTCCTCGGGCAGCGGGTCGTTCTGGTACTCGCTCTGGAACGCCGCCTCGTCCGTCAGCTTCAA